CAGATTCAAAGTATTCTGGGTCTAGTGAATCTGCTATATTAAGAAGGAACTCACGTTGGGTAAGCAAAGCACCTAGCACTTTTACCTGAAACGCATTTCCATACTGATTTAACTTGCTTAATGTTGTCATAACTTATTTTATAAATTTACTTAAAAGTACTTAAAGGACCAAATACTTGGTTAAGCCAGTTTGGTGTGTTAGGAATTGATTCACCTAATCTATCAGCCACATACATAGTCATAAATGCATGAGCATTTAATTCATAAGGCGAATTAAAACTATGCTGTATAATTTCTATGTTCTCAGGTGATATAGGCATTGTTTGTAAATTCATCAGTTTACTATTAATTTCTAATTGATGTTTTCGTTCAACTATTCTACCATATAAATCATGTTCGCCTACTTTACTAGCTGCTTTCTCCAACATTTCATTTAATGTTGTTGGTGTGTCGCTAGCTAACTCAGGAAACATCTTAATTACCTTTTTAGGTCCTAAACCATCAACACCAGGTAAATTATCTGAATTGTCTCCCATTAGTATTTTATAGTTAACAAAATTATAGCTACTAACATTAAATTCCTCTAGTACATCTTTTGGTTTATATATTTTCTTTTTAGTTGGAGAATATACTTGAACCTTATTACTTACTAATTGAAGGAAATCTTTGTCAGCTGATAGTATTGTTACTTCTTTAGTGGCATTAAATTTTTCAAATTTGCCTACTAAATAACCAATTGTATCATCTGCTTCAATTCCGTCTACTACAATCATTGTAACTGGTAGGCATTGAAGATACTGAATCAATCTTGCCATCTGATTATTGATAGACTCGTTCTCTTCATCTTTAGAACTAAAGATGGAGTAATTAGTCATTCGAGTTTTATTCCTGTTTGCTTTATATTCAGGATATAAATTTCGTTTTGAATTAGACCCTTTAGCTCCATCAAACACAATAATTACTTTAGTTGGTTCTAGCATTTTGATAGCATAACCAACTGATTTCAAAAACCCAGTGAGCCCACCAATGTGGGCTCCGTCTGGATTAATGTGATTGATCATTGTAAATGATCTTAGAAATGTATTTAGACCATCAATAATCAGAATGGAGTCAGAGACTCCACGCTGATCATTGTTAATCTTGGACATCATGTCCGCGTATTTATTCTTCATTTCCTTCGTTATCGATTTCGATTGTTGGTGATATTTTACTGCTTTCTTCCCATTCGCTATTATCTTCAACCTGTACTAGGTCAGATACATCGATGGCTTCATTAAACCACTCGTGGGCATAAGTTTTCTTATACTCTTTAATTGCCTCTGGTGTGTCAGGAATAAAGCCGTGGGGAGTAACAAGTACTGTTGATGCAGTAGCAATACCATAATCAGCATGGATCTTATCGATAGCGATTTTGGTGCGTTTAGCAAATTCTACTTTTTTACCCTTATGCTGTACGCTAATTTTTGAAGTACCACTATTAGTAACGTTACCAAATGTAGCTACAATTGTAGCATCCCAATACATTGAGTTACCACCTTTATTAGTCATACGAGGTTGACTCATAGGAGTTAATGCTGGTTGTACACCTGTTTTGTTAATTACAAATAATGTATTGGTGTGTGGATAACTTTCCTTACGTGATAATGGAAATTGTTGGTTAATAAAATTACCAAATTGAGTTGCCATAGCGCCTGCGTTCCACATAGGGTTATTATTACCTTGTTTAACACTCATTTCGCATGGAATAGAACCTACTGAGTCCCATAGGAACAATAAGTCATGAGGTAATTTTCCATCTTTCTGTTCGCTTAAAATATCAGCAATGAAATGAGATACATCTTCGATAGTGTTTAGAGAGGATCTATCTACATAGAGGAAGAATCCTTTATAATCTACCACTTCTCCGGTTGCATCATCAGGAACTGCTTCACACTGGAATCCCATTTTTTGGGCGTGTGAGAAATCCCATTTCATTTCAGTAATGATAAATACAGGCAATATACCTTGCTTTTGAGCTTCAACTGCTGCTTCAATTAGCAAAGTAGTTTTACCTGTATCCGAGCCTCCTCGAGCCACGAATACGTGGCCCAGAGGAATACCAGGAATTGAAAGCGCATCACGTAGTGCTGGTGAAAATGTCAGCCAGCGCTGTTTTTTAAATTTGGAGGATTGATCTAGGAATTTGGATTTTTTAAACTTATCCAAATCGAAACCACCTTTTAAAGAGGCAGATACAACCTCACTAAGTGAGCTTTTTGCTTTCGCCATAAATCAGTTTTAATTAATTAAATAAATCGTCGAATTTGTCTGCGTTAGATGTCTTAGTTGCTGTAGTGTCAAGCTTATAAGTTTGTTCTACTGGCTTGTTCATTTCAGTAAGAAATTCATCTTCTTCCTCTTCGTCTTTAGATGCGATTGGTTCTTCAGTGTCTTCTTCTGGGTTCAACCATTTATCCAACAATTCTTTCAATTCATCAAACGAATAGTGTTTGTTGATGGTAAGAATGTCTGGTTGTTCTTCCAAAGCTTTAGTTACCACATCACCTTCTTCAGAGATAGGAGAGGTTTTTGGTTTAACGCGGATGTTGCATTTGATACCTTTACGGCCAGCAACAACGTCTTCTACTGCTTCGATTGTGAAATCACGACCATCAGTAATGTCTGTAAAATCACCATAATCTTCATCGGCAGCGATACCAAGCAATTGCTCGTAAATCAATTTACCAAATTCCCACAAACGGGCACCCTTATCTTCTTCACCACGTACAAGTACGGGAACGAAGTAACGGAGTTTTGGTTCAATTTTTTTAGCTAATTGCCAATCTTCTTTATCAGATGATTTGCGGAGATTTTTTGCAAACTCAACGATAGGATCTTTCTCGTTCCAGTTGGTCAAGGCCAGAATTGGTCCTTTAGAGAAACCATAGTGAAAGTAAACTTCACGGAACGGATTTGATTTGTCGAATTTTGAGGGGAGAATACGAACCTGGTATTTACCTGGTTTTGGTTTAAAGAAGATTTTACTGTAATCTACTTTTTCACGTTTTTGTCCTTTGTTTTGAGAAGCGGACAACTTCTGCTTGATGAGACTTAAGTCCATGATATATGTGTTTTAAATGAGGTGGTCTATGACCACAATATTAAAGTGAATCTATGATTCTTATTTTAACTTCCAAAACTTATTTATGAGAGCCTTCTTGCGAAGGCTCTTTATTAATTATACAGTAAAATCATCACCTTCTACAAATCCACTAAATTCTCCAGCATCCCATGATAATAACCAAGTGCCGTTTGGTTGTAATGATCCATAGCTTGGGGTAGCTTCTTCAGGATCTCTTCCTGTTATGTTATCTCTCCAAAATTCTGCTTTAGTCATAGTATCACCTTCTTCTTCATCTCTTACTATATCTTCAGGATTAGTAGGAGAGGAGTTCCATTGAAAATTACTATCAGGGCCAAAAGAATTTTCGTTTAATTGTCCTTCTTTAAGTAATCCAGCCAATTGCTGCATTCTGCGGATTTCGTTAATTTGTTGTTTCATGGATATAAATATATTAAGAAATAACTAAAGTTAAATCTCCAGTTCCTTTTAGGTAATATGTTGTACCAACAACACTAATAGCAGGAGTAAAGGTCAAAGCTGAGCTACCAGGAGGGACCACAACGGATGCTATATATGATGATGTTATAAATCCAGTAAGCATAGAGGCAGACACAACCCAAGATCCTGATGTATTAAATGGTGATGATCCACTAACATAAAATCCACTAGGGCCAGGTATAGTTTCAAGAGTAAAGTAGTTAGTTGCAGGATTAGCGTTAGTAAACGCAAATGTTTTTAATCCTGATAGATTTTCACCTATTGAACCAGTTCCAGAAAGCTGAGATGGTGTGTATGTAGCCATTATTTATTAAGATCTATAATTTTATGAATAGATGTATCTAAACGGCGCAAATCAGGGCCATTAGTTAACAATATACTGTTTTTGTAGTCTTGCCAATTAATAATGAAATTTTTATCTAATACACCACCATTCAACGACATAATCAATGTATTAAGTGCGTTGATAGTGTACAATGTATTACTTTCCTTTTTACGGTGTAATAATATTGTATTAGACATTGGAGATGAAGCCATGTTCCCCGTATCAATATTGTAGGTACACATCAACTCATCGCTTTGAGGTGACTCAAGAATAAATATTTTATTAAATAGTACCGCATATCTACGATTAATCGTTGATACCGTCTCGTCTAAGTCTGCTGGCGAGGTAAATGTGCAAAATAACTTGTTCAAGTCCAAAAATTCATTTAATTGTACCATCATAAATATTTAGATTTTTGTTAAGCCGTGATATGTATTACCTTGCTTAATGTTTACAGGATAATGGATAATATCTTGGATTTCGGTTAATAATTCGTTGCCATCTTCTTTAGCATAATCAAATAGAAATGCATCATAAGTGTACAACACTAATTTGGTTTGTTTATTTTTTAATATGTTCTGTATTGCATGGATTAACATAACGTTTGTTGATGTTTCACAGCTTTGAATGACGTAATTCAGCAACTTAGCCGGCGTCATATCTGGTAATTCAGAGCGATTAAAACAACG